TGGTGCAAAGAAGGCCAATGGGTATGCATTGGTCGGTATTCTGGTTCACGATTTAAGATCGATGGCGGGGAAGTTCGTATCATTAATGATGACGAAGTGATTGCCACAATCTTAGAACCAGACGATATAAAACACGTTTAGGAGGAAAAGATGGCAGAAGAAACTATTGAAGAGCAAAAACCAGAGGAAGAAGGCGTAGAGATAGAGCTAGATGCTCCTGAAGAATCTAAAGAGGTTGTTCAAAAACCCACGCCTGAACCGGAGATAAAGATAGAAGTAGAGGAGCAACCAGAGGAGGTTGCTGCTTCTGAAGAATCTAAAGATGAGGTGGATGAATACGGAGCTAAAGTACAAGCTCGTATAAAGAAACTCACAGAGAAGTATCGCAAGGAAGAGCGTGATCGTGAAGAAGCGGTGCGAATGGCGGAGCAACTTTTACAGGAGAATAACAAACTAAAGTCTCAGGTTAAGAACTTGGATAAAGGTTACGTTAGTTCTGAAGAGGCTAGGCTGGAGTCAGAGGTAGATTCTTTAAAACGTCAATATAAAGAGGCGTATGACACTGGAGATACGGACGCAATGTTCGCATCACAGGAGGCTTTATCTAAGGTTGCGGTGGTACAAGATCGTGTCCGTTTGGCAAAAGATCGACTAGATCGAGAGCAAAATGTGGACGAAAAGCCACAACAACAGGCGGCTCCGCAACCCCAACCAGAAACAAAAGCAGATCCTAAAGCAGAGGATTGGGCCAATAAAAACAATTGGTTTGGGGCCGATGAGGTCATGACTTACGCAGCGTTTGGAATACATAAGAAGCTTGTCGAAGAAGAAGGGTTTGACCCCAACACCGATGAGTATTATACTGAGGTAGACAAACGCATTCGTTCGGAGTTTCCACAGAAGTTCCAAACAGCGAAGAAAACGGGTGGAGCACAGGTCGCACCTGCTGCCGCTTCAGCAACCCGCAGTACTGCAAAACAGGGGCGCAGGTCGGTGAAACTATCACCATCACAAATTGCGATGGCGAAACGTTTAAACGTACCGCTAGAAGAATACGCTAAATATGTGAAGGATTAAGCTTATGGCAGATAGAACACCACGTAAAACCACCACACGAGAGGATGACTCTCGCAGAAAACCATGGGCACCGCCCAGTCACCTACAAGCACCTGATGCCCCTCCGGGCTATGTGCATCGTTGGATTCGAGTCGCAATGCGTGGCGAGGAAGACAAAATGAATGTCAACTCCAAGTTACGTGAAGGATGGGAACCCGTCCGTAAAGATGAGTATCCAGACTATGAAGCACCCACTATCGACGAAGGTCGTTACGAAGGTGTGATTGGACAAGGTGGTCTGATGTTGTGTCGAATACCTGTTGAAACAGTAGAGGAAAGAACTGCTTATTACGGGGGCAGAACCCGCGAACAGATGACTGCTGTAGATCAGGACCTTATGAAGGAGCAACATCCTTCAATGCCGATTCAGAATGATCGGCAAAGTCGTGTAACTTTTGGAGGTTCTCGTAGAGACTCCAATTAACTTAAAGGATTGCTAATATGGCAAATACTAACGTTGCATTCGGACTACGTCCGATTGGTGTAGTCGGTCAGGGCTACAACACCACTGGTGCGACCGAGTATCGTATTGCTGCTGGCAACACAAACGCGATCTATCAAGGTTCTCCTGTTATCCCGCTTAACACTGGCTTTATTGACATTGTTGGCGCGGCTACTGGGGGCACTGTAGGTCTCGTGGGTGTGTTCGCTGGTGCGGAATACGTTTCGTCTACCACTGGTGAGAAAATTTTTTCTAACTACTGGCCCGGTTCTGGCGCGGATACTAATTTCCCCGTCAAAGCTTTCGTGTATGACAACCCGTTACAATCATTTGTAATTTGTTCAGACGCTACGTTAACTAGCGCAGCATCTGCACAAGCACATGTGTTTACTAATGCTAACTTTGCAACAGCTGCCAGTGGTTCAACAACCACAGGTATCTCTTCTGCTAAGTTGGGTGTCAGCACACTTGGCGTCACCGCAAACTTGAACTTGAGAATTATGGGTTTCCAAGATGATCCTGAAAACTCAGACTTCGCTGCGGCTGGCATTCCTGTAATCGTTCGTTTAAACAACTCCTTCAATTCACCGAATGGTGCTATTGCAGGTGGTACTGTTTCAACGACTGGCGTGTAAGGAGACTGAAATATGGCTATATCTCGCGCACAACTAGCGAAAGAGTTGGAACCAGGTCTCAACGCCTTGTTTGGTATGGAGTACGACAGGTACGAAAACCAACATGCAGAGATCTTCACAACAGAATCTTCTGATCGAGCATTCGAAGAAGAAGTGATGTTGAGTGGTTTCGGAGCAGCACCAACCAAGTCGGAAGGTTCTGCTGTAAATTTTGACGACGCTAACGAAGCATACACTGCTCGTTACAACCACGAGACCGTGGCACTTGCCTTCTCAATTACTGAGGAAGCAGTGGAAGACAATCTATATGATCGTCTTGGTTCACGTTATACTCGTGCGTTGGCTCGTTCAATGGCACACACAAAGCAGGTTAAAGCTGCTTCAATTCTGAACAACGCTTTCACAGCAGGTGCTTCTGCTGGTGGCGACGGAGTTGCATTGTGTGATGCGTCACACCCACTTACTTCGGGTGGTACGTTTGCTAACGAACCAGGAACTGCGGCTGATTTGAATGAAACATCTCTTGAAGATGCTTTGATCAACATCGCAGGTTTTGTTGATGAGCGTGGTCTCAAGGTTGCTTTACGCGGCACAAAGTTAGTCATCCCACGTCAGCTACAGTTTGTTGCTGAACGTTTGATGGTATCTAACTTACGTGTTGGTACAGCGGACAATGATGTCAATGCCCTAAGATCAATGGGAATGTTACCAAGCGGTTACGCTGTTAACGACTTCTTAACTGATCCAGATGCATTCTTCATCATGACAGACGCACCTCGTGGATTTGTCCACTTTGAGCGTATGGCAATGTCCACTGGTATGGAAGCTGACTTCGATACTGGTAACATGAGATTCAAGGCTCGTGAGCGTTACTCATTTGGGTTCTCAGACCCACGTTGTGTTTTCGGTTCACCCGGAGCATAATTTATGTTATAGTGAGGTAGTCTTTTTGCAAAGATTACCTCCCTGAATGATTGGGGCAACTTAGGTTGCCCCTTTCTTTTTATATTTCCTGTGGTATAGTACTGTTATCCCTGACAGTGACATGGTGTTACTGACATTAACCCAGACAGGAGATCGACATGGGTACAACAACTTTTTCTGGTCCTATCAGAGCAGGTAATATACGAAATACAACTGGTACTACAGTTGGAACAAACATAGCCAACGTTGGTTATGTTGTAATGGTTCAGCAACATGTAATGGATATTTCTGGCGGTGCTGTTGCAGCAGAAGCCACAAATATAGTAATTCCTGCTGACTCAAAAATCGTAGATGTTATCATTGATTTAGAAGTAGCTGCTAACGCTACAACAAATATTAGTGTTGGTGTTGCTGGCGGTGCTGCAACCGCTATTGTTAATGCGGTAGCATCTGGCACAACCGTAGGTATTAAACCGTTAGGTGCTTCTGGTGGTGGTACACTTACATGGAAGAACACTGGTGCAACCGATTTAAAACTAACAGCTACTGCAAGCGCAGCTACGAATGCGGGATCAGTTGTTATATCTGTAATGTACGCTCAAGCGTTTAACGCCACCGTTCAACCTTAATAGGAGACTTAAATGGCTGCTTCTATATTTACAAAGACAGCTACTGGCACTGGAGACCTACATACAGGCAGGACTCGTTTAAAGGCTTTCTATGTAAAGACAGCCTCAAGCGGGTCCCCTCAAGTAGTTTTCAAGAATGGTAGCGGTGGAGCAACGTTGTTAGACATGGTGTTCAACACCTCGGATGACTCACAGATATCTATACCTGATCATGGTATCATCTTTGACGATGACTGCCATGTAACCCTAACTGACATCACTTCGATAACTGGATTTTTCGGGTGAGTGTAAAGGAGATAAAACATGGCTGACGCAGCTACAGTAGTCATGAAGACTACGATTCTACCGGACGAGATAGCCAAAACTATCGAAGCCACAACCACTGTTACGCCCAAAGACGCGAACGACAAGTGGTATTACAAACTAACCAGTGTCACAGCCGCAAGCACGGATCTGATTACTGGTTACTACACAGATTATACGGCGGTAAATGCAAACGCAAACCCCGGCACTGTGGCGACAGGTGATAAGGTTGAATTTATCTACATCAAAAATACAGATGCAGCTAATGATATCTATGTTGTTTTTAATGCTGGGACTGTAGCAAACACCACTACAGACGCTGTTAAGATAAGTCCTAACCAGTCGTTTTATGGTAGATACCCGAATGCAACAGTTGCTGACGTACACGCAATTGGTCACGATGGCTCTAGTGCCGCAACTGCAACTTGTATTGTTTGTGCATTACTGGATGACATTGCATAGGGATTAGCTAAATGGCTAAGATCGACAAGTCTAAGATGAAATGCAACAAGCCGAAACGTCAAGTTTCTGGCGGCAAGAAGTTTGTTGTAAAAGCTTGCGATAAAGGCAAGGAAAAGATTGTTAGATTTGGTGATGCAAACATGACCATAAAAAAATCAAACCCTAAACGGCGAAAGTCGTTCAGGGCCAGACACGGTTGTGACAAGGGCACATTGGATAAGTTAAAGGCCAGATACTGGTCTTGCAGCATGTGGTGACTCAAATGGATAAAAACGTTCAGCTTTTATTTTGGGGCGCGGGGTTATCTCTTTCATCTGTTGGTCTTATCTGGATGATTACTACCCTTGTTACCGTAGACAAACGAACAGAGGTCATGGATGTAAAGATCGATCACCTGGTTCAGTCTGTAGAAGAACTAACGGAAAGGAAGTTTAGTTTTGATAAGTCGTGGACAAACATCATTCCAAGTATCCAAGTCACCTCGGAGACGAACTAATGGCAAAGAAGAAAGCAAAAAAAGACGCATGTTATCACAAGGTAAAAGCTCGGTACAAGGTGTGGCCCAGCGCCTACGCTTCGGGGGCACTCTCAAAGTGTCGCAAGGTCGGGGCAAGCAATTGGGGAAACTCTACTAAGAAAGCCGCCGAAGGTGGTTTAATGACTTCAGTAGATAATCCTAAACGTCCAGCACGAAACCGATACGGCCCAGGTGGTATGATTGCTTCTGGGTGTGGTATAGTAGAAGAAGATCGACGTAAGCGCACAAGGACTTTCTAATGGCAAAGAACTCCCTTCGTGAATGGTTTGGACAAAACGACGGTAAGGGTTGGGTTGACTGTAAGACAGGAAAACCCTGTGGTCGTCAAAAGGGCGAGAAGCGTAAAGGCTATCCTGCCTGTAGACCTACAATGGCGCAGTGTACTTCTGCGGCAAAGAAGAAGAAGTCTTCTAAGCGAATAAGTTGGAAGGCTAGTGGTGGTGGTTTTGTTGCCACAAGAGGTGTAAGGGTTTTTTAAAGGAGAAGTATCATGATGAAGAAAAAAGGTTACCGTGGCGGCGGTAAGATGAAGACCAAAGGTTATAAAGCTGGCGGCAAAATGAAGACCAAGGGCTATAAGGCTGGTGGTAAAATGAAGACCAAGGGCTATAAGGCTGGCGGTAAGATGATGTCTAAGGGTTATAAAGCTGGCGGAAAAGTAAGAATATTCTGAACAGATGCCATACCTACAAAGCAATATACCTTATTTTAAGGCTTGGGTTCGTCGTGAGTACACTCATAATCATGAGAAATATCACGGCGAGTTTCTCCATGCTATGGTGGTTGCAGTTACAACCATACCGAATAGATCTCTAAGTTTTCAAGTAATCTTCACAGGATGTGAAGCTGAAGACCAAGAGGAAGACACGATTCACGGCGGTGCGATGTGGGCTAGAATGCCTATAACTGCCTTGGTCGCAGACATACCTTTAGAAGAATGGCCTGAACCTATGGCAACGCATGACGCACAGCCTTGGGATTGTTCTTCTCATAATCATTCTGTTTACGTTATGGACAGGGCCACACCGTGTCCTTGGTTAGCTAAGATCAATGGTCAGATGTTTCCTGCTAAGTATTTGTTTACTGTGGATTACACTGAAAGCGAAATTGGTGATGATCCTGCACAGCATAAACAGAGTCATGTTCTACAGCTTTTAGATGCTGGAGAGTGGACGGGTAATATTGTTGCGTTACCAAATAATCGGGTACGTGTAACGCATCCAGCTTGGTTTGCGTTGGGAGAGGGTGCTCC